GAAGAGGTATCGTACCTCATGTAAAATATATATGTAATGAGGGTAAGCAGAGAGTCTATTTTCCTGATTTCTACATTGAGCCACTAAATACAATACTTGAGATAAAATCTGATTGGACCCTACAACTACAAACATGTAGATTGGAAGAAAAGGCAAAGGCAGTTTTAAAGGCGGGCCACAATTTCGAAGTTTGGATTTACAATGGCAGTGGCCAGAATAAAGAGATTTTGACCTTCTGAAAGCGGAAGCCTCCGGCTCTGGTTTTAATAATTTCGCCCAAAATTTACAAATTTTCTATTTTGCCAAAATTTTTTTCTAAAGGAGGTGTATAATACATCATGACTGGGGGCGGGTTGATGCAATTAGTAGCTTATGGTGCGCAGGATGTCTATCTCACGGGTAACCCCCAGATCACCTTCTTCAAGGTGGTCTACCGCCGTCACACGAACTTCGCCATGGAGGCGATTGAGAACCCGTGGAACGGCGCGCCGAACTTCGGCAAGCAGGTCACGTGCACGATCCAGCGCAACGGTGACTTAATCTACCGTATGTACCTCCAGGCCACGCTGCCGTCAGTGCAGCTCCTGGCGTCAGACGGCTCTGGTGCCCAGTTCCGCTGGCTCAACTGGGTTGGCCACAACCTCATCGACTGGGTCGAGCTCCAGATCGGCGGCCAGCGCATCGACAAGCACTATGGCCAGTGGCTGCACATCTGGAATGAGCTCACGCAGGAGCCTGGCAAGCAGGCTGGCTATGCCAAGATGGTGGGCAACATCCCGCAGCTCACGAATCTGCTGGTTCAGGGTGGCGAGACGTGCGACAACTACTGCTCAGGTGGCGAGCCGAACTCCTCCAACGAGGTCCTCAACTGCTCCCCTGAGTACACGCTGTATGTGCCCCTCCAGTTCTGGTTCTGCCGCAACCCTGGCCTGGCGCTCCCGCTCATCGCGCTCCAGTACCACGAGGTCCGCATCAACCTCCAGTTCAATGACCTGACGAACCTCTGCTGGGCGTACACCCCGCAGGCGTCCTCCACGACGGCCATCCAGACGCGCGTCGGCAACGCCGGCCTCGTCGCCTGCTCCCTCTATGTCGACTACATCTACCTCGACACGGATGAGCGCCGCAAGTTCGCGCAGGTGTCCCACGAGTACCTCATCGAGGTTCTCCAGTTCACGGGCGGTGAGTCCATCACCTCCTCCAGCAACAAGCTGAAGCTGAACTTCAACCACCCGTGCAAGGAGCTCATCTGGGTTGTCCAGCGTGATTCCTTCTCCAGCTGCGACCCGAACGTCATCAACCCGTGGAAGGGCCAGCAGCCGTTCAACTTCTCTGACTGGTGGGACCGGTCAGTCCTGGAGTCTGGCTACTCCGTCACGCGCGTTGAGGGCATGGCCGGCGCCAACCCGTGCGTCACGGCGCTCATCCAGCTCAACGGCCACGACCGATTCCAGGTGCGCGAGGGCCGCTACTTCAACGAGGTCCAGCCGTACCAGCACCACACCAACATCCCCGCGGTTGGCATCAACGTCTACTCCTTCGCCCTCCAGCCGGAGCAGCACCAGCCGAGCGGAACGTGCAACTTGTCGCGCATTGACAACACCACGCTCCTCCTCACGGTGTCCAACAACGCGGTTGGCACGGCGACGTCCTCCACGGTCTACGTCTATGCGACGAACTACAACGTTCTCCGCGTGATGAGCGGAATGGGTGGACTCGCGTACTCAAATTAATACTTTTATGTATTGGTTTCAATATACCTCCGGATTTCATTTTTATAAAATATTCATTATAGCGTATTAAATTTGATTGATATAAAATCTATTGCTCTTATTTAGAAAATGGCAACAATAGACTTAGAAATAACATGTAAAGCAATCTTAGAACAAGGAGAAAATAAAGGAAAACAGTGTTGGCGACCTAATTTTAAAGATGGCTATTGTGGAAAGCATCAGAACTATGCAGCCCTAGAAAAGGGCCTTCAAGAAGGAAAGAAGAAATGTACAACTCATCGATGTAATGAATTTATTGAAATAAATGATAAATATTGTAATCTCTGTAAATCTGTGAAGGAGTCTCTAAAAAAAGTAAAAAAAATATGTAAAGCAATTATCCAACAGAATGATAATAAAGGAACTCAATGTGATAAACAAGCATCAAATGGAGATTATTGTGGTAAACATTTTGAACGCAATACACTTATTGAAAGTGTAAGTAAAAATGGGCAACGTGTTTGCGATGATGGGAAGCGTTCATGTATAAATATAACCAAAGATAATCAATTAAAATGTGAAAAATGTTTGGAAAAAACGAGAGAAATTGAAAGAAAAGAATATAGACAAAGACAACTTGATGAATCTCTTTGTCTTACATGTGGTATTAAAATGAATACAAAAACCGAGGGCTTTAAAAAAGAGATAGTTCAGCGATGTCCTGAATGTTATAATAAATTAAAGGAGATTGAAAAAGAAAGAGAGAGAAAAGATCGTGATTATAATATTGAACGAAAACAAAATATACAAAAACATTATAATGAATATCAAAGAGGAGCAATTAAACGCAATCTAGAATTTAGTATAAATATAGATGATTTTGGAGAACTTGTAAATTCACATTGTTATTATTGCGATGAATATAATAGTGAAAAAGTAATTGGATTAGACCGGCTAGATTCATCAAAGGGATATAGTATTAAAAACATTGTGCCCTGCTGTAGTGAATGTAATACAATGAAAAATAATGCATCAATAGATAAATTTATTAATAAAATAAAAAAAATATATCTACATCTTATTGATAAAACTAAAGAATCTGAAGAAATAGAAGATGAAGAAAATAAACCTAGTTATATTCGTCCAAGAAAGATATTAGAGTATTATGTTAAAAATAAACTTCCTGAGTATGTTGAACTTTGCAAAAGAGATAATCGATCTATTCTATTTATTAAAAAAATAGAAGAGATGAGTGCTTTAAAATTAAATGAAAAAGAATGTATCAAATATATTAAAACAGCATTACAATCTGAATCTCATGCATTAACTCTTACACAGACAGGTCGTCATAATATGTCAAAAGTAGAACTTCGTGGATATTTAGATTTATCAAAACCAGAAAAATGTATTGAACTCTATGAAAGTGCACATGGAAAAGATGAAGTTTTCCATGATGATATTACAGAATTATCAGAGAAATGGAAGCTCCTTTCTGAAGTAGATAAAAAATTAAAGTTAGATAAACTCCTTATTAAATTTCAAAATCGCCGTAATAAAATCACTTATTTCCATACAAAATAAAAAATATAGTCAGTATTAAAGCAGATAGAATTATAAGAAGAACAAGAATAACAAACCATTTATTTGAAAGTGTACGATACGCAGCCATTTGAGGTGGATTTGGATGCTGTGAAATTTGGCGACAGATTGGACAAAAGGGGAATTCTAAGTTTCCCACAACCTGTTTTTCCCGTATCCATTTTTGCCAACAGATTGGATGTACATGAAATCTACAGCCACAGCTGATTAGTTTGCTACTGTTTACAAGGCCCGCACCATTTTCATGATTTGCTTCAAGACAGACAAAACATTCATTGTCAGGAGTCACCGCAGTGAGTTCTGTAAGTGAATTCGTGGAAGTCGATGGCTTCATTACAAAAATATCGAGATATTTCTATAAGTAGATTAATTTGCTATCCGCCGACGCCGAAGAACAGGTCCTTGAATTTCAGTGGGCACATCCAACTCTTCACCGCTCATCCAGGTCGCAATCTTGCTAACGCTACCTACAATTCCAAAGAGAAAGGCTACAAGCATAGCCTTGTACATGCTCTGCGAATGTAGCATAAGACCCATTAGAACCTGACAGAAACTACTGTCCATCACAATAAGACTCTGTACAAAACCCCATGCACCCCGTGGTGCACAGAAGCACATATAGATATGAGTTGCCGACCATGCTACAAAGCCAATTCCTACTGCAGTTACAAGACCCCAGCCACCAACCTGCTTGCATGTATTGGAACAATATTCCCTATATGACATGAACACTTTGACAGTAGTCCGGTCAGCCTTATGCCTCAAATTTTTCCCGTCGCTCATGTAGGATGGATATTTCAAATACTACAGATTCTCAAGACCTGGTCTTTATCGGCACGGCGGCCGTATTTGTAGAGCTTATCACTCTTTTTCTTGTTAAATATGCCGGATCTAAACCCACCGTGGGCACTATGGCACTTAATGATTGGTACGAACGCTTTGGCATTTTTGCTGTGGGTGCAGATGTTATGAGTCTCATGATTGGCGTTGTAGCCGCTCGTTTCCTCTACACGTATTTTTTCAAATCCGTCATGGACTGGTCCCCGCTCTATTTTATGCTCTGTGTAGTGCTATTCCAGCTTTTCCACGACCTCTTCTTCTATTTTACGACCATCAAGGGCCTCCCTCGCGGTTATAATGAAATGATTGATGTATTCCAGGATTATGCCAAAGAGAATGGAGCAAAGATTCTTGTAGCGGATGCACTCATGGTAATCGGTACGGCAGGAGGTGCGATGTATCTAAAGTCAGTTCCTCTCCATTTTGTGTTTATTGGTCTACTGGTGCTGCTTTATGCGCTCTGTTTTATCCTGTTTACGGCACCTACGCCGACTACAGCACAGGCATATCAGGCATCTACACCTATTCCTAAGGCGACTCAGGGTCAAGAGGCACAGCCCCCATCGAAACAGAATTTCCAACAGGACCGTCGACAGGGACTCCTAGACCCTGGGAGTTTTGATCCTCAACAATTACACACTCCGTTCGATCCGCAAGCAGGATATTAAGAGCAGCAATACGACGCTCCAACGCCCCACCGCGCTGTTTCTTTGATACATGTTTCCAATGCCATTCAAACGAGAGCGCATCATGTTTTGTAAAGGGTCCTACATAACAGTGTCGTCGCCACGTCTCTCCAGCGGCCACTTTTGCCCTTGTGGCCCTCGCACCTCCCACAATTTCTCCTCTATGCTGACGCAACCGGCGATCTACATCGACAGTTGCACCAATATACGTTGCTCCACCTGAAGAGACTAGGCAATAGCAGTACCAGTCCATTCTAGTATGTTAAACAGTTCGTTTTAAAATAGCCATAGAGCTATCTTGAAGTATATAGATATATCCCAATTCTTGAAGATTTGTTACAAGTGATTCATGCGGGCCATAAATAATAAAATATTTAGGATGAAATTCACAGGCGGCCTCATAATCTGTAAGAGTAAATGGGTGAAGAATAACAATATCTACATTACATTTAAGCCGTACTTGTGGTACAATTGTATTTGCCAGGCTTGCATGATTGATTTGAATAAGTTGCTCACCAGGGCGTCCCTTCCAAAATTCAGTTGTATCATCAATATGCGCAGGTGATATATCAAGAGCAAGGACAATTATCTCTTTAAATTTTTCACGAGATAAAGCACCAAGTATACATCCAAGTAAACTATATTGTCCATTTCCGCATTCAGTATCAATTATAATTTGAATTGTTAAATCGTGCTGAATGAGTCCGAGTAAACAGCGATTATGAAGTTGTTCCATATTAAATATAGGATATACGTTTGATTCAATTATAAGCCCAGATTTCTTAAAGAATTCATCGTGATGAACTGGGTTCATTATATGTACATTTTTATCTGAATCTTCAATCCGAAGAAATCCTCGTTCATTTATATACTTATTGTAAATATCAAAAAACCTATAGTCATGGGACTGACAATTTCCCGCTATACATTCATTGAAATAACACGCATAGTTCTTTCGATCCTCATTTGTTCCAAGAAATGGATACTCAGGATTATTCCAAACACTCGAATCGACTTCAAGCGGTGGAACCACATTATAAACATATACTGTAAGATTCTTGACCTGCGAAACAATTTCTCGAAGTCCCTCAAAATAGGAATCAACCGTCTTCTTAATAATCGATTGATAGGAGTTCTCTTCATTTACATATTTATGAACATGGCAGCGGCAATCAATCTCTCCAAAAGAGAAAATAACGGTATCACCCTCTGCAACAGGAAACTTTCGTAGGTCAAGGCGAGTAAGCCTATCACGACCAATTGAAAAAGCGAGTGTAGGTCCAATACTATTTGGCCTCACATACCGCAACTTATTAAATGGATGAACGGAATGACTATCGCCAAATGTAAAAATAGTCATTTTATTATGACTACTAATTCAATTCTTAAACCCTATTACACTCCAAATAATGGGCTCTACAGAGTGGCTCATACATCTCCTCACCTCCAATCTCCACTTGCTCATCCTTTGACTTTTTTTCACTGTGTGTAAACAGCGCTTCCATAGGAGTCTTACACCTCTTACAGAAGGCGTGACGCTTTTCTACGCTGTCACAATAAGGAATCAGTTCCAGAAGTTCGCCAAATGGCTTGCGCTCGGTATCACCATCAAGCCCAACACAGATAACATCCTTTTTATCTTTCTCAACCGCATGGAGAACAAACTCCTTTAATCCTCCAAAGAATTGCGCCTCCTCAATAATAATTAAACGGGCGTCAATGTAGAGAAGTGTAGTTAGAACATTATCAAGATAACGGACAGCAAGTGCAGGATATCTCTCTTTATCATGACTTACAATTTCAGGTTTCTCACTGTACCGAATATCGCTACTGTGAGTAATCACAAAGATGGGCCAGCCAATTGCATTGTACTTTCGAATAGTACCGAGAAGTTCAGAAGACTTCCCTGCGAACATCGGGCCAAGGATGATTTTGAGACTCATTTTCTAAAAAATAGTTCAGTCAACCGAACTTCAAATTTAACTAGCAACTCTGCCCGTCAAGTGGAACCACATTAAAATAGTTCATACCGTACTGAGTGCCCTTAGGAGGAACCGTGATACGCACAAAGGCCCATTCGCGGCCGAAAGACGGTACGAACACTTTGCTATGGCTAATAAACCAATCAGGAATATCAAGATTACTATAGAGAACCTTAATAGTATCTACGCCCGACATATCCCAAGGATAACAGCCACCTGCGTTAATTGTAATGACACCGCCCTCAGGCATCCAGCCGAGTAATTTCTCAAATAGACCAGTCCACATGGGATCCTTCATATCAGGGTCAACCAGGTCGACATAGATGCAATCATATACGCGTGGCTCTTCAAGAATCTGGAAAATATCACTGTGCTCTACATGTAGACGCGGGTCATCGAACACATTCCCTCCTAGAAACTGTGTTGTCCAACGCGGTTCATTTTGGCGAAAATGTGTAACAAGTTCATAATCCCAGTCAATCATATCTACCATAACTCCAGGGCGATTACCTACACGAGAAAGAACAGCCCGTGCTGTGGCTCCTTCACCACCTCCAAGAATACA